CGGTCTAGCGTTTAAAGAGCGAATAACAAGAGCCGAAGACTTGAAAGCTAAGTCTTTTTTAGTTTCTAAACAAATTGCTGATGTACAACTGAGCAAGTCCACCGACTTCTATATTGATGTCATACATGATTCTTATAATGAAGCAACGGCAGAAGCAGTAATTCAACAAATCGAGCAAGCGAAGAACGATTCGATTACAAATGTTTGGGATGGTCAAAAGTATGACTCACAAATAGAGACATTTAGACAAGCTAAAAAGCGTGGAGTACCAATTGAAGTTTGGAATGACCTTAAATACAGGAAAACTGATTATGAGTTTAAGGAGCTTTCCACTAAGTACACCAAGAACATCCTTGATTCCCATTGGCACGGATCGAACTATTCAAAACGGCTATGGAAAGATACTGAAGCATTGGCAAAACGTCTTGAAGAGCTGTTCACTGTTGAATCTATGACGGGCATGTCTGAGTTTGAAATGGCTAGAGCAATAGCGGGAGAATTTGACCGCTCAATTGGCGTTGCTCAGCGTTTAATACGAACCGAGGCCAATTACATGGCGAATCAAGCAAAGCTTAAAGCGTGGCAAGACAGAGGTGTTGAAGAGTATCGACTTATTGCTGTTTTAGATTTCAGGACTTCAAAAATTTGTCAGGGCAAAGACGGAAAGATTTATCTTCTTTCCGAAGCTGTTGTTAATGGAGCAGCCGGAACATACCCACCGTTTCATCCTTGGTGCAGAACGATAGCTGTTGCTTATATTGGAAAACGATCACTGGCAGGCAAACGAACAGCAAATGATCCGTTTACCAATAAAACAATGACAATTGAACAACGTGATACTTACGATGATTGGATGAAACGGCTTAAGGGAAAATATTCTGATAGAAAGATAGAAAATCAGAAGAAAAGGGTCATTAATAGAAAGAAAGATTTAATTGAATATAAGCAACTCAAAAGTGTTCTTGGGAAAGTTGAAACTCCTGAAACATTAGACGATTATCAAGATATCAAGTACGGGAATAAAAAGAGATGGCAAGATTTAAAAAAGAAGTATCGAGATAAGAGGAATAATTGACAACTAAAGGATATTTAATACAAGAGATGGAAGTCTAGTTGTTGCTAGGCTTTTTATTATGCCCTCTACTGCTCAGGGCGTTATAAATTGTAGCTGTTTCGGTGCCGACCGTAAAACGAGATTCGATTAGTCACGTAATGACTGGAGGAAAAATGAATGAAAAATAAGGAAATTATTTCTTGGAATCTTCAGCTCTTCGCAGAGGATGAACTGGCGGCCGAAGAAACAACTCTGGAGGACGAAACAAATGAAGAAATGAAGGAAAAAACTTTTACGCGTTCAGATATCGCTAAAATGATAGCAGCAGAAAAAAATAAATGGGAAAAAGAATCAAAGACTGAAATCGAGCAACGTATCGAAGAAGAAAAAAATGAAGCTGCCCGACTTGCAAAACTTTCTGAAGAGGAACGCCAAAAAGCTATCATTCAAAAAGAAAAAGATGAGTTTGAAAAAGAAAAAGCGGTTTTCCGTCAAGAACAATTGTTAGTAGAAAAGGGTAAACAGCTTCAAGAAATTGGAATTCCAAGTATTCTAGCTTCCCGTATACTAGGGAACACTGCAGAAGAAGCTATTGAGGATGTGAAGTCATTCAAATCCGAATGGGACAAAGCTTTGAAAGTAGCCGTTGACCAAGCACTATTGGACTCTGTAGACAATCCGCTGGGAGCTGGTTCGAACAAGACAGAAGCGAATCCTTTTGCTAAGGACACTTTAAACTTAACTGAGCAAGGGCGCTTATTTAAAGAAGATCCGGAACGTGCGAAAGCATTGCAATCACTAGCAAACAAAAAATAGAAATGAGGAATTAAAATGGAAAAATCATTACTAAAAATAGATCTTCAATTATTTGCCGCAAAGACAAAAATTGAAGATGTCATCGTACCTGAAGTTTTTAACAAATACGTCATTGAACGTACAGCAGAATTATCTGCTTTATATCAATCTGGAATCGTTACTAAAAATCCTGAGCTCGACGCACTTGCAACAGCTGGAGGTAAATTGATCAATATGCCATTTTGGCAAGATTTGTCTGGGGATGATGAAGTTTTATCTGACACTGATCCGCTAGATACTGATAAAATCGTTGCCAGCCAAGACGTTGCGGTTCTCTTAATGCGTGGTAAGGCTTGGAAGGCCAACGATTTGGCAAAAGCACTTTCTGGTGACGATCCAATGCGGGCTATTGGAGATTTGGTGGCTGCTTATTGGGCCCGCCGTCAGCAAGTAACGTTACTTTCTATTTTAAAAGGAATCTATGCCGCTTCTGGAACTAAAATGACTGGTAATTCATTAGATATTTCCGCGTTAACAGGGAATGCGGCTGCGTTTACTGGGGAAACATTCTTAGATGCTTCTTACAAACTAGGAGACGCAGAAGAAAAGCTAACAGCTATTGGGGTCCATTCTTCCGTTTATGCGAATCTTCGGAAACAGAACTTAATTGAATTTTCGTTGGATTCTGAGAATAAACCTATTCCAACTTACATGGGTAAACGAGTAATCGTAGATGATGGCATGCCTGTGGACGGAGATGTATTTACGTCTTATATCTTTGGACAAGGTGCCATTGGTTTAGGAAATGGCGCTGCACCAGTTCCAACTGAAACTGATCGTGTCGCATTGGCAGGAGATGATATTCTAATCAACCGTCAACATTTTATTCTTCACCCTCGTGGAGTGAAATTTAAAAATAGTTCTGTTGCAGGATCTTCACCAACAAATGCTGAATTAGGAACAGGAGCAAACTGGGAACGTGTTTATGAACCTAAAAATGTTCGAATTGTCCAATTTAAACATAAACTTTATGTTCCTAATGTTACCGTACCTGGTGGAGGCGGAAGCGGCGAATAAGAGGTGAATAAAATGAATGAGGAGTTGCTGAAACAACACACAGATGTATTGATGAATCGCCTTGATGGTGTTCAAGAACAGGAGAGAACTAAAATCAAAGCATTGCTAGAGGATGCGATTATCCTCATTCTTGATTACACTGGTCGCACTACTGAACAGATGAATGACCAGCTTTATTACTATGCCCGCCAGCTGGTCGTGATTACTTGGAATCAAGAGGGAAATGAGGGAGATACTGCTCGTTCTGAAGGTGGTATCTCTCACACGTTCATTACTGATATTCCTGATAAATTGAAATCCGGGCTGAACAATCACCGATTGGGAAAGGTCGTGAGTTTCTATGCGCCTAAGGAAACGTGATCTTACAACTGTTTTCCATAAGGAACGTCTGACTGGTCAGGATGATGAAGGGAACTCTCAAACAGGGTTTTCCGACGATTCCACCGAACTAGAGATGAATGTTCAATCTGCGGGCGGACAAGTCATGGCTTCTGTATATGGTCAAAGCCTTCCTTACATCAAGTCCTGTAAATATCAGGGCGACAAAATCAAAGAAGGGAAAAATGAAAAAGATGGCATATGTCTTTATGTGAGTAAAGATAAAGCACCAGACTATGAAATTGTAGCCATTCAAACATTTTCCACTCATTGCAATGTGACCTTGAAGAAACTAGGTGATGAAGATGGGCGTTGAGTTCAGAGGTGCTGACCGTTTGATGTCGAAAATACGAGCGATTCCAAAAGTGATGGAAGATGCTGTTTTCGAAGCAACATTTGACATTGTAGATGAAACTGTAGCGAGAGCATCAAGTCGTCTGCAATCGTCAATTAAGTATGGATCAGGCGAATTAAGCGGCTCTCCAAAACAAGAAGTCGTAATTGATGGTAAAGGCAAAGTAATCGGTCGTGTGTGGTCAGACAAGATTGAAGCGTTGTTTCGTGAATTTGGTACTGGACCTGTTGGGGCCGAATCTCCAAAAGATTTGCCACCAGGAGTCAATCCAGTCTATACAACTGAACGGTGGTTTATCCCTGTCCATAAAACACCAGTTGATCTTGAGACAGTGTACGGCATTCCAAGAGTAACTATCAAAGGTCAAGACTTCTTTATGACTCGTGGGCAGCCGGCTAGGCCTTGGCTATATCCGTCAATGAAAGAAGTAGTTGAAATGGCTGCTGACATTTATAAAGATCGTGTGCAGGAAGGACTGAGAAAACTATGACAGAGCGTTATAACATAAAGTCTGATATTGTTACTCAGTTGAAAAAGGTTACTGAGCTAAAGCTCGTATCTGCTGAATATCCCAATACATGGTCGCAAATGCCTGCAGCAATTTATTCGACAAAAGCAAAACCACACAAGAAAGATATTTCCGACAACGAAGCATTAACTGAATGGACAGTAAAAGTTGATTTATATGGAAACAAATCATTATCAGAAATACAGAGTGAAATAATCAAAGTTTTGAAAGAAATAGGATTTAAAAATATAGC